TTATTTTGATACTGGGTACATGAACGCCAATAATACCCACAGCCATAGCTTTACATCTGGTGGAATGAACTCTAATACAACCCATACCCACACTGTGACTGTAACTGGTACATCGGGTGCAACTGGTTCTGGTACTGCGTTTAGCAACTTGCCACCATACTATGCGCTTGCTTACATCATGAAAGTCTAAACAAAGATGAAGTGCTATCAATCTAAAACTATGTGGTTTTCGGTAGCGCTGGTTATCTTTGGCGCTTTACTTGAATACTTGCCGTATCTTCAGTCGATTATTGATCCTAAATACTATGGCGTTATATTTGCCGTAGTGGGGATTATTGTGGCTATTTTAAGATACGTCACTAAAGAGCCTATTAACCCATGAACCTTTACGCTATATATGCTTTAGTAGCTATAACCTTGTTTTGCGGTGGGTTTGTTAACGGGTGCTCGTATCAGCAAAGTAAAGCAGAAAAGACCATTCGAGATAAAGAACACCAGTACCAATCAGATGCTGACCAGATAAGGAAAGATAAAGATGCTCAAATTAAAGTTATTAATAATCAGTTGGTCGATGCTGTTAGTGAGTTGCGTAAGCGTCCCAGTCGTACCGCAGAAACCGCAAATGGAAAAGGTTGCAACGGAGCCAGCCTTTATGCCGAGGATTCAGAATTTCTTGTTAGGGAAGCTGCCAGAGCAGACGAAATAAGGGTTGCATTACAGGCTTGTTATAAACAGTATGAGAGTTTGAAATGACAGAAAAAACACCATTAGGTTCATGGGTAACAATGACCGTTACTCTTACGTTATGTATTGTAGTTGTTGGAATGGTAGGTGCAATGTTAATTGGCTTATTTGACAACAATGTTAGTAACGACAAAATATTTGAGGCTATTACTCCAGCGTTCCAAACCATTATTGGTGGATTTATTGGATTAATTACTGGTATTAAATTAGGGCATGATGACAATGACGAATGAGCAATTAGCAGAGTTAGGTATTGACAGTAAATGGCTTCAACCATTGGAAGATACTTTTGCCAAATACGATATCAATACCTTTCAACGTCAGGCTTGTTTCATAGGTCAGTGTGCGCACGAGTCTGGTAATTTTAAGGTACTACAAGAAAACCTCAATTACAGCGCAGAAGGGCTAATGAAGACGTGGCCCAGCCGATTTCCTACTAAAGAGATAGCCGACCAATATGCACGTCAACCAGCCAAAATTGCTGGCAAGGTATACAACGGACGCTTAGGTAACACCAGCGAAGAAGAGGCGGCTAAGTATTTGGGAAGAGGTTTAATTCAGTTAACTGGCAAAGAAAATTATGGAAACTGCGGATCTGGTCTTGGTGTGGATCTTCTCAGTGATCCTGATTTGCTTAGTACTCCTGAATATGCGGCTTTAAGTGCTGGCTGGTTTTGGAACAAGAAAGGCTTAAATGCCTTGGCTGATGCTGGGGACCTTGATACAATGACCAAACGTATTAATGGCGGTTTAATTGGGCTAGATGACCGCAAAGCCAAAATTGCTAAAGCACTATCCGTATTAGGGTAAACCATGCCATTACAAAAACTACAATTCCGTCCAGGTATTAACCGAGAAGGTACAGACTATTCTAACGAAGGTGGTTGGTACGCTTGCGATAAAGTACGTTTTCGTTCCGGTTTTCCAGAAAAGATTGGTGGTTGGATTCGTTTGTCTAACAACACGTTTTTAGGCGTGTGTAGAATTCTATGGAATTGGGTCACACTTAACGGCGCTAATCTTTTGGGTGTTGGAACAAACCTTAAATACTACATTGAGCAAGGCGGCGACTATAACGACGTTACCCCTATCCGCGCCACATTTACACATGCATCAATTCCAACCACAGATAACTGCATACAGACAGTAAACGGCTCTAGAACTGTTTATGTTAATTACGCAAACTATGGCGGTGTTACAAACGACTTTGTAACTATTTCTGGGGCTACTGCGGTGGGGGGTATTCCTGCAAGCGAGTTAAATGCTGAACATCAAATTACTTATGTAGACCTTGATACTTTTAGTTTTGAAGTAAGCACAGCGGCTACATCTAGCGTGGCTGCTGGCGGTGGAACAAGTATTACTATGGCATTTGAAGTTAATACTGGTTTAGATGTTTACATTGTTGGTACTGGTTGGGGCGCTGGAACTTGGCCTTCTTACGTTAATACCACTTTGACAAACCCATTTACTGCAACAAGTACTGGAATACAAGTATTAACAGTTACTCAAACAGCGCACGGTTTAACTACTGGCGATTACGTCTATTTTGTTAGCATTGCTTCTAACCCGTGTGGTATTAACTATTTAATTTTGCAAAAAGCGTTTCCAGTTACTGTTACTGGCGTAAACACATACACAATTAACATTAGTTCAATTACATCTTCTACAACTAGTTCTACTGCAGCATCTGGTGGTTCGGTTGTTGTGTCTACTCCTGTAGCTCCAGTTCGTGGCTGGGGCGCTGCGGCTTCTGTCGGTATTGGTCAGCAGTTACGCCTATGGACTAACGATAACTTTGGTGAAGATTTATTGATTGCCCCTCGTGGCGGTTCTATTTACTATTGGGATGCAACTACTGGAGTATCTGTTAGAGCAAAACTTCTTAATGATGTATCTACAACTAAAGGGTACAGTGGGCAGTTTGTACCTAACACAACAAACCAAATTATTGGCTCTGCTATTCAGCGTTTTGCTATTGCTTTTGGAGCTAATCCATATGACCCCACAAACGCCAACACCGCATTTGACCCGTTATTAGTTCGTTGGTCTGATCAAGAAAATCCGTTTGAATGGGTTCCAGCAGCTACTAACCAGGCGGGTGAATATCGTTTAAATATTGGCTCGTACATTATGTGCGCTAAGTCAACACGCCAAGAGATTTTGGTTTGGTCTGACGCTGCTATTTATTCTATGCAATATTTAGGGCCACCCTATATTTGGGGTTTCCAGTTGTTGCAAGACAACATTTCTATCATGTCTCCTAATGCGTCTATTACTATTAATAACGTAACTTACTGGATGGGTACCGATAAATTCTTTATGTATTCTGGTCGTGTAGAAACATTACCCTGCGCTTTGTGGCAATACATCTATGAAGACATTAACAAAGACCAAGCATTCCAAGTATTTGCGGGTTCTAACGAAGGCTATAGCGAAGTATGGTGGTTTTACTGCTCTACTACTTCCAACACCATAGATAAATACGTTATTTACAACTATCTTGAGCGCACTTGGACTTACGGCAGTATGGTACGTACAGCATGGTTAGATTCTGGTTTGCGCCAGTATCCTATGGGTGTTACCTACGCTACCAATTCGCAATTTGTGGGATCTATTAGCGGAACTACTCTGACTGTAACTTCTTCAACAACAGGTTCTATTGTGCTTGGAGATTACATATTTGGTTCTGGAATAACTCGTAATACACAAGTTACTGCTTTTGGTTCTGGTTCTGGCGGGACAGGCACGTATACAGTAAGCACAGCGCAAACTATAGATTCAGAAGATATGTATTCAACTGCAGCTGACGGACGTGTTTTATACCATGAAGCTAACGTAGATGACGTTGCTGGTCTAACTGCACTTCCTATTAATGCATATATACAATCGTCTGACTTTGACATTGGTGATGGACATAACTTCGGGTTTGTTTGGCGCATACTACCTGACGTAACTTTTAATGGCTCTAACGTAAATCAGCCTACAGTAACTATGACGGTTCGCCCACGTAGAAACTCTGGTACGCCTTATGGACAAGCGGATAACCCTGCTGTACAAAGCGCACAAAACTACACAAGAATAGGTGAGTACCCAGTTCAAGAATTTGATGGTCAGGTGTATACCCGTTTGCGCGGTCGTCAGTTAAGCTTTAGGCTTGAGTCAAATACACTAGGTGTTGCATGGCAGCTAGGTACTCCACGTATTGATATTAGAAACGACGGACGTAGATAATGGCTATAGCTAGGGATACGCCCCTTCGCCCGTCAAAGGCCCCCAACCTACTTATTGCGCCTACTAGTTATGCGCAACAATACCAAGATCAATTAAATAACGCTTTACGTCTTTACTTTAATCAGATTGATAACTTTACTCAAAACGTAACCATACCGGCTAAAGGCACAACAGCGCTAAGACCTACAGATGCTTTACAGGTTGGGCAAGTATATTTTGATACCACTTTAAACAGGCCAATATGGTGGACTGGAACTCAGTGGATAAAAGCTGACGGAACGGTAGTTTAGATGATAAACTTGACACCAAACAACCTCAAGGTACGCTTATGAGCCTACATAACTTAGCCAAAAAAGTACAACAAACCGGTCGTGGCAATGACTCCATGCTTGTCCACATGTCGCCTCGTGAAGTTCAAGGCTTACAGGCGCTTGCCGTACATCATGGTGGTTCGTTAACACGTAACCCTAAAACGGGTTTACCTGAAGCGGGTTTTCTAGAAGACATCCTTCCAATCGTAGCCGCTGGCGCTGCAACTTACTTTACGGCTGGTGCCGCTGCTCCTTTACTGGCTAGCTCTTTTGGCGCTGCTGCTCCGTTTATTGCAGGTGCTGGTGCGGGAGCCCTTATTGGTGGTGGTTCTGCTGCTATCCAAGGTAAAGACGTAGGGCAAGGTGCATTGATGGGTGGTATTACTGGTTTGGCTACTGGAGCTATGGGCTCCATGATGGGTGGTGCTCCCGCTGGTGATTTTACTATGGGAGCCGTTGCTCCTACAGGCGCTGATGTTGCTGCCGCAGGTTTGGCTACAGGACAGTCTGCCACAGTTAATGCCCCTGTTCAAGCCGCAGGACAAGCGGCTGCTAACATCCCTACACAGGCGCAGTTTACTCCTACACCTACCCCTCCTATTCCTCCTACACAAGCTGGGATACAAGCAGCGTCGCTACCAGCAGGTGAAGCACGTAATGCGGCTCTTGAACAACTTGTTCAAAATCAAGGTGCTGGTGTACCGCAACCTAGCATGCAACAGTATGTGTCTGATATGGGTATGAGTAATACTGGGTTTAAAGGCGCGCTTACTCCAGAAGAGATTGCAGCACAGAACATGAAAGACCCCAACGCAAGCTGGTGGTCTAAACAAACCCCTTGGGAAAAAGCTGGTTACAGTACTCTTGGCGCTGCCTTACTTGCTGGTTTTAATGCACCTCCTAATAAAAATGGTGCACCACAAGATAATTACCAAAGCCCGCTTAAACGTATTTCCCCTAATTTCCAAGCGCAAGCCCCAATTCAACCTAACCCGTATTACAGAGCGCAGTATCCTGTATATGCAGCGCAGGGTGGTTTAATGTCCGCTTACCAAACAGGTGGTCCTGTTGAGCGTATGACTCAAGCTAATACAGCGATGAACCCACAAGGCGGTCTGTATCCACAGGGCATGATTGATAAGACACAATATGCCACACCTACACAGCGCCCAACAAGTTTGGAAGTAGTTGAATCAGAACCTAGTTATGATGCTAGGGTAAACCCTATGACTGGCACTTTAATGGCTGGTGGTGGTCTTGCTGATTTGGGTGCTTACTCTGATGGTGGGCGCTTATTAAAAGGTCCTGGCGATGGTATGTCAGATAATATTCCAGCTCAAATTGGTTCTAAGCAACCTGCCCGTTTGGCTGATGGCGAGTTTGTTGTACCTGCTGATGTTGTTTCTCACCTTGGTAACGGGTCTACTGATGCAGGAGCTAAACGCCTTTACGCCATGATGGATAAAGTTCGTACAGCACGCACTGGCAAAAAGAAACAAGCACCAGCAGTTAACATGAACAAATATCTACCAGTTTAAGGAATAATTATGGCAGGCGGAGCACTGGGCGCAGCCCAAACAAACACAGGCTTACAAGGCAATAATGGGAGTCAATCGGTTGGTATGGGTGGAGGCTTGGGCGCAGCTTCTCCGATGGATTCTGCAATGGCACAGTTTGGTCAACAGCAGGGAAACCAACAACAAAATCAACAGTTTAATCAGCCACCACCAGCAGGAGGGTTTGGTTCCGCTCTTGGCGCACTAGGCATGATGGGCGGTATGGGGTCAGGGGGTCAACAGCCTGGTTCAGCTTCTGGATTTGGTGGGCAACAAAGCTCGCAAGGTGGTAGGGGTCTTATGGGTAGTATGGGTATTACGGGTGGTATAGGCGGTCAACAGCCTAGTTCAGCGCCAATGAGTTTTGACCAATTTAAACAAAACAGCGCTATGGACGCATCGTACCGCACTCCAGAACAAACAGAGCAATTACAGCAAGAGCGTTATCAAAACTATTTAGGTCAACAGGGTGGCATGGGTGACCAAACAAATCCAATGCAAGCTCAACAAGATATGGGTGCAGCAGCGGCTCAAGGACGAGCACAAGGTGGGTTTGAAGGTTCTCCTTCTTATGGTACTTTTAGCAGAGGTATGCAAGGGTACACATCCCCTCAAATGCAACAACAGCCACAACAAGGCTTTGGTTTTGGTGGTGCATATGGACAGCAAGCGCAATCACGTATGCAATCTCAATACCAACCACAGCAGCAACAGTATCAACAGCAACCACAAATGCAGGGTTTACAGCAGCTTTTAAGCCGCATGATGAGTGGATATCAAAATCGTCCACAGTATGGTTCACAGCCTTCTACATCATCATCTATGCCATCATCCATGCCGTCATATACTACTGCGGCAAGCACATATAAACCAGATTATGTAAGAGCGCAAGAAGCGCTTAACCGTACAGCTACAACCAAAGCGGAAGCTCAAGCAGCGGCAACTAGCACTGATAAAACGCAAGAACAATTAGATGACGATGCAGCTTTTGCTAGATGGCAACGTAGTCAGTATGAAGCATCTAAAAACCCTGCTGGTAGTGGAGGCGGTTAATTGAAACTAGCTATTCAGCCCGTTAATGTAGCTGTCTTTCACCAGACTTGGCCTTTGGTTGAAGAGTTTTTGGCAGAAGCGTTAAAATGGGGTGAAGACGACTACACAGTAGAGCAGGCTAAAGCTTGTTTAGCTAAAGGTGAATGGTTATTAGTAGTAGCAACAGATGAAGAAAATAAAATACACGGCGCGGCAGCAGTTAATTTTTATAACATGCCTAACGATAGAATTGCTTTTGTTACTGCTATTGGTGGTAAGTTAATTAGCAACCAAGACACATATGTACAATTTACAGCTTTACTAAAAACATACGGCGCAACTAAAATACAAGGTGCTGCAAGAGAAGCCATCGCCCGGCTTTGGACACGGTACGGATTTAAAGAACGCTACAGAATTGTAGAGGCAAAAATATGAGTATATTAAGAAGCAAACACAGCGGCTGGACTTGGGAAGGTAAACGCACTCCATTTGGCGGTTCATCCGGTGGTGGCGGTAGTGGACAACCTAATGTTACTACTTCAAACACTTCTAACATTCCTGAATACGCTCGTCCGTATGTAGAGAACATGCTTCAATCTGCGCAAGCGCAGGTCTACAACGATGACATGACTTCGTTTCGTCCGTATCAACCCTACAGTTCAGATGTAAATAATTATTTTGCTGGCTTTAGTCCTCTACAACAGCAAGCGCAAGAATCTGCTTACTATTTACAAACTCCTGGTGAGTATGGTTTAGCTTCTGGTATGGCTGGTCAAGCAGGACTAGGTGCATTAGGTGCTCAAGAAAATGCGGGTATGCTTGGTACTGAAGCTCTTGGATATGGGCAGGCTGGTTCTATGTACGGCGGTATGGGCGCTCAACAAGCTATGGATACGGCACGTCAAACCGGCGCACAGGCTGCTGGTTATGGTGGTATGGGTTCTCAGTATGGTCAACAAGCAGCTAATATGGCTCAACAAGGTTATGGCGCTGGTGCTCAATTTGCACAGCAAGCTACTGATCCTAATGCAGTTAAAGCGTACATGTCACCCTACATGCAGAACGTGGTTGACTATCAGAAGTCTCAGGCTCTTCGTGACTTTAATATTGGTCAAACTGGACGTCAAGCACAAGCTGTTGCTAAAGGCGCATTTGGTGGAAGCCGTCAAGCTATTGTAGATGCAGAAGCACAACGTAATTTAATGAGTCAGTTACAAGGTATTGAAGGTACTGGCGCACAACAAGCATTTCAAGATGCGCAAAGACAGCAACAGTTTGGCGCTAACTTAGGGCTTCAAGGTTTACAAGCAGGATACCAAGGTACAGGTATGGGTATTCAAGGCGCTCAAACTGGTTTACAAGGTGTTGGTCAACAATTAGCTGCAGGCCAATTAGGTTTGCAAGGCACAGCTCAAGGTATTCAAGGCGCACAAGCTGGGATGCAAGGTGTTAATGCGGCTACTCAAGCAGGTCAATATGGTTTGTCTGGATTGTCTGCGGCTAATCAAGCAGCATCTACATTGGGCAATTTGGGTACACAACGTCTTGCAGCAGACACTAGCATTATTGGTACTAAGTCTCAGATGGGTGCTCAACAACAATCTCTTGAGCAACAGAAAATTAACCAAGCAATTCAAGATTACGCTACAGCTCAGCAATATCCAATGATGCAGTTGGGTCAGCTTAGTGCATTGCTCCGTGGATTACCATTACAGCAAGGTACAACAAGTATGTATCAAGCGCAGCCCGGCATTGCTCAGCAATCTCTTGGTCTTGGTCTTGGCGCATTAGGCGCTGTTAAAGCATTCGGTTAAGGAATAAATATGACACCATCTATGGGAATGGCTGCACCAAAAGGCACGCAAGCTCCAGCCGCAGGCTTAGCCGCAATAGCACAACCCGCTACTGCGCCTAGAGGTAAATCCCCTGAGAATATGGGTGAGATTATGTCGTTGGCTCGTAGAATGAGCGACGCTCAGTTAGCTGATGTTCTTTCTGGTAAGAGCCTTGATGTTCCACAATTTGCTGCTATGACTGAAGCTATGGGGCGTAAGAGTTTACGCCAAGCCGTGCAAGGTCAACAAGCTATGGCACAAGCTAAAAAACCTAGTTTAAAAGATCAGTTAATGGGCGAGTACCAACAAGAACAGATGGCTCAAATGGCTGCCCGTGCCCCACAAGGCGGTGGTATTCCTAACATTCCTGCTCCTAATATGGAGTCTATGGACATGGCGTCTGGCGGCATTGTTGCGTTTGATAGTGGCGGTGAAGTACCTCGTTTTAATGAAGGCGGAAACTGGTTTACAGAATTGCGAGATAGCTTGTATACGCCTGAAGAAAAACGTATTGAAGCAATGAAACGTGGCAGAGCAACAGATCAGCCAACAGACACACTTTCAGAAAACCAAGTAAATGCGCTTCTAAGAGGTAAAACTCCCGGCCCTGCTGAAGCGCCTATGCCACCCGCAAGTATGCAACAAGAAATAGACGACTCTAAAATGCGTTTATTTAAACAAGAAATGGCAGATAAAGAAGCTGCTGCTAATGCTAAACCTATAATTGCGGGACCTACTCAAGAACAAAGAAATGCGTTTTACGAAAAAAGTAAAGCTGGTACTGGTGTTGGTAATGCTTCCGGTAATCAACCTTTTTCTATTCCTAGTTTTGAACAGTTACAAGGCAAAAAGTCCACAGATTACCTTAGCAAACTTGAAGGACTAAGCGATAAACAACGTGCGGGTATTGCGCAACTTAAAAAAGAAGGTGGTGGCGAAGCCCTTCTGCAATTAGCGGCTGCTGTTTTTGGTAGTCCTAACCTTGCACAAGCTGCTGCTAAAGGCTTACCAATGGTTGCTTCTACTGCTGCGTCTACTCGTAAAGAAGCTCGTGCTGTTGAAAACCTTGCTAATGAATATGACCTTAACTTGGCTAAATCCCGTGAAGCAGCTGAAAAAGGCGATATGGCATTGGCGCTTCAGTATCAACAACTGGCTAATCAAGCTAAAGCTCAAGGCGATACTGCTGCTTACCAACAAGGTATGCTTGGAATTCATCAAGGGCGCAACGCCATCATGGGTGAAGCTGGGCAACTTGGTAAGGTACAACTTGGTTTAGCTAACGCAGATAAACAGGCGCTTAACGAAGCTAAGATAAAGTTTCCGTTTGTTAATAAGTCAAATCAAGCGGCGTTTGATGCGTTTGTACAAAAACGTTCGCAGCAACTAAAAATGGAAAACCCGCTTACTAAGCAATACGCAAATTTAGGTAGCGGAGATTTTGGAAGTCCACGCTTTAATACAGTACAATCCTTACCTAAAGGCGCTAAAATTTACGATCCATCCGCCGACGATCAATCTTAAAAATTTGAGCTATGGCGTACTTAGAGTTACCGAACGGTAAGTATATTAAGGTCCCCGAGGGGATGTCTCCTGATCAGGCGTATGACGCCGCCATAACTAAGTTCCCAGACTTATTATCAGATCAACCAAAAGCTAAAAAAGGTATGGGCGCAGCCCTTGGCAAAGGCGTTGAGTCTTTCTTAGGTACCGGTCAAACTACTGTTGAATCTTTATTTGGCGCTAATGAAGCCGCTAAACGTGGTCTTGAAAGAGAAGCTGCCCTTGGTCAAAAGTATGAAGACCAAATTGGTTTAGATAAACTTAAAGAAGCATACGAGAAAAAGGGTATTACTGGTGCGGCGGGTGAGTTAGGTCGTCAAGTCCCCTTAGCTCTTCTTGAGCAAGCGCCCAATATTGCTGCTTCATTAGGTAGTGCAAAGCTTGGTGCTATGGCTGGTACGGCTGTCATGCCGGGCGTGGGTACAGCTATCGGTGCTGGTTTGGGTGCGTTAACCCCTGCAGCCCTTCAGTTATTTGGTTCCAACGTACAAAGACAAGCCGCTGAGCAAGAGCAAGCTGGAGCCCCAGTTGATATTAATGTTGGCAGAGCCCTTGGCGCTACTGCTGTACAAGCCCCACTAGATGTAGCTGCTACCTTTATTCCATTAGGCGGCAAAGTCGCTGGTAAATTATTTGGACCTGAGATTGAAAAGTTGTTAGCTCGTGGTGGTACTAAAGCCGCTGAGAAGCTAGCACAAGAATCGTTTTTAAAAACAGCAGGTAAAGGTTTAGCCGTTGGCGCTGCCGCTGAAATCCCTACAGAAATATTGCAACAGGTTGCTGAGCGTGCACAGGCAGGGTTATCCCTTACTTCTCCTGATGCGCTTAAAGAGTATGGCGAAACCGCTTATCAAGTTGGCTTGCTTGCTCCTATTGGTGGCGCTGGTCGCTTCATTGATAAGTCTGCCGCTAAAACTCAAGTAGAAGAAAAGAAACAAGAAGACCGTCGTGCTGCCCAAGAGCAAGCTCGGATTGTTAAAGAAGTTGAACAGCAACGTGAAGAAGCTATTGCTTTAAACAAAGCCCAGCAAGAAACAGGTAGTTTGTTTGGCGAAGCACCTTTATTAGAAACAATACAAAACAAAGAAGTAATACCCGGCGCTGTAAATGAACTTGAAAATCTACCATCTACACTAACAGTTCGTGAAAGAGAAGCGCAAGCAGAACAGCAGCAAGTAACCCAAGAGTCTGAGCGTAGTGCTCTTCTTAAGCAAGCTGATTTGTTTGACAAGCAATTGTTAGATATTGAAAAACAACGTGATGCTGCCGCTGAAAAAGGTGACTTTAAAGTATTTGGAGAACTTGATACGCAAGCTAGAGCGCTTGAAGAAAGCGTTGGCAAAATTAGTTCTGCTTTAAAAGAATTACCTGCAAACTTATCTCCAGAAATGGAAATGGCTAAGTTACGTGGTGAGCAAAAGAATTTAATTAAGCAGTTGCAAGGTATGACTGGCCCATCTTATGATTCTAAAAAAGCGGCTGTTGTGACCACTAAATTAGCAGAGCTTGATAAAAAAATTGAAAGCATAGCCCCCGCCGCTTCGCAGATGGATTTGTTTGATGAAGCCCAAATGAGTGCTGAAGAACGTACCGCTAAGAAACAACAAGCCGAAGCTCGCTCACAAGAACAAGCTGATTTACTTGAGGCGCTTAAGCCCGAAGGTAAAAGAGAAGTACTTGATAAAGAAGCTATTGACCGCTATCAAAAAGGTTTGCAAGACCTTGAAGATGCCTATGCCGCTGGTGCTGATGAGCGCATTGTTAACCGCTTAATTGATGAGTTGCAACGTGTTGGTCAAGAAAAAGACGAAGCTATTGCCAAATCTACTGGCGTTACAGGCCCAGCCCAAGAAGAACAGATGGCTAAAATCCAGCGTGTTAAGCGTGCAATGGATGAAGAAGTTGCTAAGTTTGCAGATGCTACTACCGAAGAAGAAGTCAATGCCATCCGTGTCAACCTAGGCGCTTTACAAAAACGTTATGCCTTAGCCCAAGCTGAACGTGCTAAAGCTCAGCCACAGAATGTAGAGGTTGAAGCTAGTCAAGAACAACGTGATGCCATACTGCAAGCTGTTGAAAACGTTAGACTTATTTTGTCAGGTGAGTACATCAATAGCCGTAATGTGGATGTTGCTTCTTCTCTTAAGTCCACGCTTGAAGACCGCATTCGTGATGCTGGTGGCATGTTTACTACCGCCGCCATTAAAGAAATTAACGCAGTCCGTGCTATTAATAAGCAACAACCGCTTACTAATGATGAAGGTTTAAAGTTAGCTTCTGCGGTTAAGAGCCGTTTTGATTTTATTGTCAAAGACCCAACGTACTTAGCCAATAGAGAAATTGAGATTGGGCGTTTAAAGAAACAGCTTGCAGACACACCTAAAGCAGATACAAAGCGCCGTGACCGCCTTGAAAACACAATCAAAGAGCTTGAAAAGAACCGTAACAAAAACCTTACAGTATTCAAAGATGCCTTAGAAAGAGCTAAGGTTGCGTTGTTTAAAGGCCCAACTAAGCTACAAAAAGAAACACCACTTCTTAAACAAGAGCGTGATGCCGTTGGTATGCTGCGTAAAGAATTGGCTAAGAAAGAGCCTGATCAGAAACGTATTGCCCAGTTACAGAAAGAAGTTGCCGTTGGTAAAGCTGAAGATGAGCGCATTGCTGCCGAAAAAGCTAAGCAAGAAGCTAGCGCAGAAGTAGACGTATCTAACATAGGCAACTTAGCTACAGAAGAAGAAAAAGCTGCACGTAGTGAGCTACCAAAAGAAAAACGGTATCCAATCGACCAACAAAGTTTGTTTGGCGAAAAAGAACTGGCGCCTGTTGCTACAGTTCGTGCTACCCCTGAAAACTTTCAGCGCTTTGTTGGCATTCAAGCTAACAAGTTTAAGCAAGCTAAAGAAGTTGCCGAGCGTGCTATTGCAGAAGCCAAAGAAAGAGCTACTAAAGCCAAAGAACGTGCTGACGCTAAAGCCACTGAAACGGCTCAAGAGTTAATTAGGCAGATTGCTGAGCAGCGTAATCTTGTAGAAGATGTAATTAGAAAAGATATTTTAATTAGTGACTTACGTGGTCAAGCTACCCGTTTGTGGCAAGAGCGTGGGCGTTTAGTAAAACAAATGGAGAGCGTAGTACCTAAGTTAAAAAACGTTAAAAAAGATTTACAAAACCACAATAAACAATCAATAGCCGGATGGGATTTAAACAG